TAGATCTGCTGTTTGCTGTACCTATGGTTTGATCCTGAGTACGCTCACGGCTGGTCTTAGTGCCAGGATTGCCAAAGAACCTGTAACGGTCAAGTTGAACCGTTTGTCCAGGCTGTTTGGTAAAGTCGTGTACTACTACTGGCTCAGTAGCCATTTCCACGACATACGCTGGGTGCGGACGATAAAGTTCGGCTCCCAGGAGTTTTGGAAAATCGTTATCAATAAACATGTTGGTTTCTCAGCGCAAGAATTTTGCTGATACCAGAGGAAAAAAATCCTCTATTGCTGGAAAAAAGATTCCATTATAAAAATTATACCAAGACTTAATAAAGCTACTTATATAAGTTGACTAAATTTATGCGACGTTATATGGAGAATATGCATTTGGAGGAACAGTACCCATCCTGCCATAGGGATTTATATAACCATCTACAGGTTGTAAATCTGGTGCCTTCCCAAGTTGATCTTCTTTCATCAACTGAGAAAGTAATAATGCTTGTTTTACTTTAGAAACGTCCATTTAATTAAAAAAAATAAAATGGGGGTGGAGGTTTTTATTCCACTCACCCCCCTTTCTTTATTACTCCATTACAAGGAGCTTCTGACGGAATATCTCAGGACTCTGCTGAGCAGCATTGAGATACTTCCAAGCCTGTGCAGGATCTCTGTCAGCTAAGTTACCAAAGCTATTCCAGAACTCTTCAGGATTGCCTTGCTGTGCTTGTGGCTGTGGAGGTGCAGGCATTTCTGGGCGTTGTGGCGCAGGAGCCTGTTGTGCAGCTTGTGCAGCAGTATTCTGGAACTGTTGACCTACAAATCTACCATCGGCAGGTGCAGCCTGTTCTACAGGATGAGGACCTTTAGGACCAAAGAACTCACAAGTGTAATCAGCAAGTGTATCTGGGTTAGTAAGAATCTGTTGATAAGCTTTATGCTCAGCTACTAATTCTTGTAGTAAACCTGTTGCTTCTTGTAATTGACCGTTAGTTTGTATTAATGAATCTTCTATCTGACAAGCGTAGTTATTAAGCAATGCTGGAGCATCAGCACCAAAATGATTAATTACTTCAAGACTTGCGTCGCTTACTCCGTTTTGTCTTAGCTGATCCGCTGTCACTTCCGTAGACGTTTGGGAAGAGGCGTTGGAGTAGCCCTGGTTGCTCGCGCTCGAAGGCATATATGTCTGCGCTGCCGGGTCGCTGTACTGGGTTGTCGCTTGGGAACCGTAGTTGGCCTGAACGCCTGATGGGGTCGTTGTCGATTGTTGACCCTGGAACGGGAATTGGACTGGTGAACTCAGGAGGTTCACTACCTTGTCGAATGCGTCCCTGTAAGGATTCTCCGCCTGTGCTTGCTGCTGCTGCGGAGCCTGAGGCGCTTGCGATCCCTGGTAAGCCGAGGGAGTAGGGTTGTATTGGAGTCCCTGAACCCCCATCTGGGCTGCCACTTGTGGAGCTGGTGCCGCCATCGGCTGGGCGCCTGCTGTCCACTGAGGTGTTGTAGCCACTGTTGGGGCTTGAGCCGCCGTCTGAGCTATTGGAGCCCCTGAGCTGATCGGCTGGGTCGGGGATACTTGGGGTGCCGATTGGGTCGGCTGAGCGATAACGTCCGGCATGGGTTACTTCTTTTTGTAAACTTTCGAGTGTTCTATATAGAAACGGGGTGAGATTTAATCTCGGATCTGCAGCAATCGGTAAATTTGGTTGCTGCGGATGGGGAGTCCTCATTTCTTGATTGACTAAGTCAAGCAGACCTGAATACGCCCTCTGTAGTTCCCCAACAACTCTGAATGGAAATCCCGAGAGCATACCCGCGATTTCATCATCAGTTTTTGATGGGAATAAATACTTCAGTGCTTCTATGCTATCAACGCCTAATTCTTGTAGGTTTCTTACGAAGATAGATTGGTTTAATTTATCTTGTGCGGTATCCTCATAAACTGGACCCATCCAACGCCATAAAACAGTTCTATCTCCATCAGGAGCAAGTCCTAAGACACCAACAGGCACCTCTCCAGATCTAATAACTTCCTCTATTGTTTGTTCTAATTTTTGCTCATATTTGATCTTCTGTTTTTCATACTTTTCCATTGCTTTCTCATTATCTTCCTCATCAACGGGAAGTTCAGGATATTTAATACCTGTGGAAAAAGCAAGTGACTTTCTAAATATTTGTTCTTCTTGGAAAAGTATTAATTCAAAACATTTACAAATTCCATATTGATATAACTGAAGACATTTCTTTTTAGCTGTAGCACTAACACGTCCATAAGCAGACTTTATTTCTGTTGCAGTTACATTAGTAATACTTAAGTCATCAATACCACCTAGCGATAAACGTATCTCACTTCTAAGTTGTTCTGAGTATCTTGCCTGATCTGTACTTACAGCATTAGGAGTAATGAAACCAACACGGTCAGAAGGCTCTAAGTTTGCAATAACTCTAGGTACACGCATACCACTACCAGGTTTACCTATATACCCAGGCTGCTGTCGTGTTATGGGATCTTGTTTATATGTAGACCCTGAAAGTAATGACTCTGATCCAAAGCCTGATTGACTGGATATACTAGGTCTTTGTACTGCTCCATCAGAATCACTCTCTACGATGTCTTGTTTTGGTCGTGAAGATAGAAGAGTTGGATTACCGAAGAAAGATAAGTTAGCTCTTATATTTTTAACCATTTCATCGTGAGCAATGATCTGGTTAGTTAGTCCCTCAAATTCACCTGCACCATCAGTTCCAAATGCATCAGGGTTGTTAAACACCTCAACGCATGGAATGAATTGCATTGTATTCTTCACCACCGTTTTATTTAAGGTGGGTACGTCCATTACCTCCTGATCAAAACTAATCTCTTGCTCAGTATGTATTTCTTCTATCTCAAGAGGCGTAATCTTCAAACGCATGTATCTCTTGTCTGTACCTAGCCCAACACTTCGTATACCCTTATTAGCTTTGACCTTATAAGGATAGATCAAGATTACTTCTTCAAGATCTCCTTCTGGAGAATAATATGTTCTGTAAGCATCTTTATCAAACCAATAAATTCTATATGTTTTCTTTGTAGGTCTTATATAAAACAACCCTTTACCATATGATAAAAATCTATCCCAAATTGAATCTAACCTTGCATCTAACTTATTAAATTTAATTACCTGTTGAATAAAATCAAATCTCTGTGTTCCAAAGTTATCCTGTTGAGGAAAGAACTCCACGCCTTGACGTATCCCAAACATCTTCATCTGGGATAAATGAGCATTAACCAGCATGGTGTCAGCTGGTCCTGATCCATCTCTGCTAATAACCGAATTTATGATTCGATCCATAACAGTTTTACTATTGCTGTCGCTCATTGTTTTAAATTAAATCTTATTCTTCAATGTTGTACCCAGCATGTATTCGTTTGAGGGTAATGATTTCATCTTCGACTTCTACTTCAAACCTTTCATTAGGTTGAATAGATAAATCGTGACAAAGTTCATCGGGCAAAGGAATGACTACAGAACCGTAAGCATCTTGCTCGATCTCTAACGTTTGATAGTGGGTAGACATTGTTAGTGTTCTTTCCAGTTTAAATCGTCAATACTCTAACTCTAGTTTTCCTCGGGTCATTAATCCATTACATAGCCATACCAATGCGTCTACACAATCATCATGTGAGCTTACTCCAAAATTAACAATTTCATCTGTTAATGGACCGAATTTTCTGAACTTATTGAATACAATTTTACGTTGTTCGAATAGACCCATTATCCCTCTAAAACGTGCAACTTTATCACCTTTAAAGCCTTTTACTGGATGCCATATCATATTGTATAAACCATGATCACCTTGGCATATTCTTCTAAAGTCAGCTTCTAAAGAAGCCTGATATGCAACGGCTTCTGACCAGATATCTATGTTACTGCCTGTGGGGAAATAACTCTTACCATCTGAATGTACAACTCCCCATTCTTCCATCATTTCCATCAATGCTTCTAACTTATCAAGATTACCCATAATTCGTAGTCTCTTACAATCGATGACATGTATTTTGTTGCCTATCCTTCCTCCCATTACAAAAACTGTATAATCATTTTGCTCACGAACTCCAGCAGATAAATCAACCCCTACTCCTAACCTTTCAAAATCAGTTGAGATAGTTCCTTTAACAATCAGATCAGGTGATAGAGATAACTCACTTGTTTGAATAATTTGATTCTGATACTGAAAACTAAAAGAAATTGGTGCTTGTCTTCTCCTATCTTTCAAATAATCCAAAGACCACATATCAGGCCAATAAGAAATTTCATCTCCTTCTTTATCAACTGTGATAGCTGATTGAACAATTTGAACCCAATCATTAGAAGGTATAAAAGTACTCTTATGAATATCATCATGTCTGAAGCGTGTCCCAAGACAGATTGCTCTGGCTCCTTCAAACATAGTTGGCACTATGACTGAGTTCCAGTTATCTTCCATCGCTTGGCGAATATCTTTGTTCTTTATGTCATCAGCACTTTTAATAGCGTCATCAATTATGCAAAGGTGTGATCTTTTAGAAGTCACAGCACCTTTTAGACCTGCGCAACAAACAGTAAACTCTTCTTCACCAGTTGATTTAATACCTGCAAACTTCCAATCAATGCTCCAATATTCATTTGAATTTATACCTTTAGCTATCTTTACCGTGGGGAATATTTCTCGATAAAGTTTACTATCTTCAATAATTCTTTTTATCGCTGCACTCTTAGGTCTGGCTACATCAACAGTGTAAGAAATATATAAAACTTTTAAAGGTTGCTTTGCTAAAGCATGTATTCCTACAGCCCAAGCTGTGTATAAACCAAGAATAGTAGATTTGGCACTACCACGTGGAGCAAGTATATCTATATTTGGACCACCAATACCAACTAAACATTCACTGTCTTCTCCCGTACATAAATACTTATGCCATTCAATGTGATGTCGAGCTGGAGGTTTATCTCCTACTACTGTACAAAAATAAGCAAAGTCTGTTCTAGCTCTATCAACATCAATAGAAGATGTTTTCTTGACTACCTGTTGTTTAGCTGCTGCTCTCGCAGTACGACGATAAACACTGTAAAGACTTGTTCCTGCCATGCACGTAGCATAGCCGAAGAATCTTTATTTTAACTTTCTTCCTGCAATATCTTTGTCCAGACTCCCATT